CTCCTGCTTCTGCACAGTCGTGAACACTGAGTCCGTTTAGTGTACAAAGATCATCACCGAATTCTTTAGCCAGTCGTTCCCATGCTTTCTTCTGCCCAGGAGTAATAGGAGTTTGGCGTGGTCTAAGTTCGCTAGCCTTGGTAATTTCTTTGCAGATAGCATCTTCAGCCACACGACCTGCGGCAATCATTGCGGCATAATTTGGGTCAATGTTAAAACGGCGAGACTGGCCGCCAGGATAACACATAACAAGGTGAGTACCCTTCGGAAAACTATCGAGAAGATCATTGTCATATTCAGCGATAGGAACATATTTGCGGCCTTTTTTCTCATAGAATATCTTCTTCGTCATTTTTCAATCCGTTGCTACGTTTATCGGTATTCTTTTCCACATCTTGGAAAAGGCGTTTTTCTTGAGTAGTTAGCCCATCCTTATGTATGTGGCGAGGATTACCACATAGGTAGCACCCTGGATTACCACAATCCATTGCGTGATGTTTGGACAAGCGATGCGGCTCTTTAACTACTTTGTTCTCGTTCGGAAATGAATTATGCTGTTTGGCAATTTTAAGTTGCTTGTTAACTGCATTTTCATCTTGTTGGAGACGGCGGCTGTGTTTGAGTTTGTCGTGTTCTGTGCTCATACTATATTATACTGTAAAAACGGGCAGATGTCAAGTTGTTGGGTTAACTTTGATAACACAAAGTGTGATTGGGAATTTCAAAGTTGGCAATTTGAAAGTGATTCCTAGGAATTTCAATACGGCCATTACTGCATCCATAAATTTTAATATGATGTTGGCTATGAAATTCTTAATCCAAAGTTTGATATCATTTAGCACCTTGGCTAACGATAACTCAGGATTGATAAATTTTTTGAAAAAATTACCTAACCAATCTAAGGGATTTCCAAAGACTGGAAGTTTGAATCGTTTCAACACATTCAAAATATCTTCAGCAGTTACAATGAGTTTGTTTAATACTTTTTTAGCAAAGGCAACCAATGCATCGTATATTTGCTGAAGTGATGGGGGTTTCTTTAAGTAATCTAAAATGGTTTTTAGAAATTGATCAATTGCGTTTTTCCATATTAAAGACCATTTTGGGTTATAAGGAGGAGTAATTGCATCTAATATCTGCAATCCTTTTTGAATTAGATCTTTGATTAGATTAATCTTTTTAAGCAACTCATCCCAAAGGCTTGCCACAAGAGATCGTACAACGTATTTGATCTTTTCTTCAATGCTGTCAAATCCTTTGAAAATAGGCCAAGGGATACTTAACGCTTTGAATATATTTTTTAGAAAATCCTGCGCCTTATCCCATAGCTTTTTAACTATATCAAATAATTTGCAATAGAAGTTAGGATCAAAAATATCAGTTAGTTGCAAGCCAAAGTAGGGAATGGTTAAATCTATAACAGCAAGTCCCAAGTTTTTTAATGCGCTGTAGGCAGCATACAATGCGGTCCAAATAGGCTGATAAATTGCCTGTAGTCCTGCATTGTATAACCTTGTAGCAGCATCAATAGTTTCTTCTTCAGCATTGACTTCACCGAAAGTCTTACATTGAGTTAAACAGATTCCTGGAACAGAAATTCCTAATGGAATAATGTTAGGATCTTTAGGATAGGAGTTTTGAATAGCATCTGCAATGGTCTGCATATTCAAAGGTGTACCTGACCCTAATTTAATCTCAAGGGTAGTTTTAATTTCGGTGTGTGCAATTGTCATAATTTATCTCAATGCAATACCTGTAGTACCCTGCATATATTGATCAGATGCATCTTTCTTGCTAGGCACCATAACAAATACATGCTCACGCTTTAATGTAAATGTGTCAGTTTCACCTAAAAATAACCAAGGAATCATTCCCAGTCCCTGTTGACCCATAGTTAATGCCAGGGGTCTGTTAATTTTAATTGTTTTGTCGTCTTCACCTTCGTAACGTGCGATAATTTCGTCTCCGTTAACTAACTTTAAACTAACGACTGTGCCGTCTGTGATTGGTTTTTGTAATAGCATTTTATTCCTCTTCTGTTAATTCTAGCCACGTATGGTCTCCCATATACTTGACCTGTGCCATGTATTCGTAGTCCTCAGGAGCACTACTGGACCAGTCATTGGGACCACTATGTGTTAGCAGGGTGTGTTGCTTTCGCTTATCCCATGCTAACCAATATGCATTTCCCATGACTGGTTGAAATTGATAAACTGCTCCATGAACAGCATCAGTAACTTCTAATCTACGTTTAATCTGCTGTGCTTGTTTTTCTAGCACATGGACTAATTCCATAATACGATCATATTCTTGCTGGGCAAACATCCTAGCATGATTAATCATTAGGTCCTTTTGTTTGGTAACAGGGACCATTTCAAATTTTACCCCGCCCGCCTCCGTAGGATATTCAGATACGTTTTTATTAAAAAACGGAATCATTACCCCAGTACTGGTAGAATCATAACTAGTACGGCCTTTGGCAGAGTTATTAGTCATCTCCGATTAATCGTTCCATTGTTTTATAATGATCGTATGCTTTCTTAAGTGCCGCATGTTTTTTTAGTTTTTCTGGATCAGGCTCTTGAAGTATGGCAAGTCTATCTTCTATGCTTTGTAGCAAGCCGCCTAAACTACGTCCTTTCCACTTAATATCACCTTCAAATTCTGCGTCGCCATTAACTTGCAATCCTGGTGATCCTTGAGCACCCCAAATACTATTAGTATTCAAAGTACCGTACCCAGTACTAAACGTTGAACCAATAGCCCCGGACTTAGAACTAATAGTTACGTTACTACCTGAGTAGGCAGGAATATTATATTGATATGATGACATAGAACTATTTAAGATATCATCTAAATTAACAGTAGTGAACTCGTCATCATGTGTTTCGATAATTATTGTATCGTTAGGATCGGCGGCTTCGAAGTTTTCTAATGCAGCCTTAATTTTTTCTAAATCTTCATTAGTTGCCATTTGACACCGCGGTTTCCTCAAAGTATTTCTTGAGTTCAGTAAATCCACCGATTAGTTTGTCATCAATAAAAATTTGAGGAACTGTACGTGCAGTAGGAATGGCTTCTAACAATTCTTCTTTAGAATAACCATCTCCAATTTTCTTTTCTTCAAACGGAATACCCCGTTGACCCAACAATGCCTTTGCTTGATCGCAATATGGGCAGTGGTACTTACTCCATACGATTGCTTTCATTTCTTTTCTCCAATTTTAATAACACACGGACTGTCAATACCGTCCGATACTTTTTTAACTCTTACACTCCAGTCGGCAAGTTTAGCACTGAACCAATCTAAGAACCTTACACGAGCACATCGATTCTTTTCTTCAATTCGGCCAAACTTAACCATGATGTCAGAAATCTCTTTCTTACCATGCACTAAATCTTTGTCTAATCTTTCAAAGAATTTTTGATTTTCTTCAATTGTTTTATCAATATTATTAAGCAGGGCGTCTTTGCCGCCACGACTCTTATATAAAATTTCGTCTTTTGATAACATATTCTTTCCTTATAGATCTGGCAACTCGTCATAACTTACGTTGTCGCTCATAACACCAATAACATAATTAGTGCTTTCATTCTCCTGAAGCGCGGTTTGCTTCTTGCCGATGTTAACGTGTTTGTTGAACCATGGAATAGGACTAGACTTAGGATGGTCTTCTAAGTACTTAATTCCTATTTCTTTCAAACGTGTAAATGCAGTGTAATCTACAAAGTCTTTAAGGATGGCAGCATTAAGGCCGATGACTGGCCCTTTCTTAAACAAGTAGTCTGCCCAGTCTTTTTCTTCTTTAATGACATCCATGTATAATGCATAGACAGCATCTTCACATTCTTCTGCAATAGCAATGAAGTCTGGGTCGTCTTTTTGTACTTGGTTGATTAGCCAACCAGTCCATTCTGTATGTAGTAGTTCGTCTTGTAGGATCAAACTGATAATGTTTCCATTGCCAATATAGATCTTGTTCTCTACCATAGCCAAGGACGTGGCGAAGGATACCATAAATCGTAATGCCTCAAGTGCGTAGGAAGCGTGTAAGGCCATCCATATGGATCGCTTATGATCCATAACTGGAATTTCTTCACCCAGTTCTTTACGACAATTGAGACGATGTAGATTCTCATAGTGGAGACCAACATTAGCAGCCATACCAACAATTTCAACTGTATCATGAATTTTGTTAAATTCTTCTTTAGGTACTCCATATACGTTCCTAATAATGTGTGAGTAAGACTTACTATGTATATTAGTTTCAAAGAAACTCCAGTTGCTTACTAAGGCTTCCAACTCTGGGATGGAGATAACAGGGCCAAAAACTTGTGCCGGAGCACGACCTTGAATGCTGTCTAATGCAGTTTGGCGTAATAGATTGCTGGTGAAAATATGTTTGACAGCATCGCTTGAATCTTTATGATCCATTTTGTCTTTAGTCAGACTAACTTCTTCTGGTTGCCAAAAAAAGCCACGTGCTAGTTCCTCAAACTTGGCAATTTTAGGATATTTAACTTCTTCAAATCGTTGTACGGTTACTGGGCCAGCAGGGTCCAGAAACATAGTGCGTTTTAGATAGTTAGTTTGTTTGGTAAAGTCGTATTGTGATTTGCTCATGTTAATTCCTCGATAAGTTTTACTAATTTCTTAGCAGTTGCCGGACTTGTAGTCCAACCTAAGTGTCCGTGTCCTGTGTGATAGAACACATTTTTTCGTTTGCCCTGTTTGATAATTGGCATCATATTGGGTGTCATGGGTCGCAAGCAGGCCCAACTGCTATATCGTTCTCTATTTAATGTGGGGAAATTTGTTTTTACCCAATTCAACAGTGGATCGATCCTAGATCTCTTTATATCGTAATTTTCCCCTGCTAGTTCAGCAGTGCCCGCAACTCGAAAACGATTGCCTAATCTGCTAGTAACTATCTTAGCACTATCGTCTAACAAACTGCGAGTAGGAGCCAATGCATCATCATCTAGTTGAATAGTAATACTGTAGCCTTTAATGGGATAAATTGGCAAACTATCTCCTAATGTATGTGCTAATTTTACACTACCTACCCCGCCACTTACAACCACTAAATCGGCATCAATCTCATCAATGTTGTCAACGGCATGATCAAACTCAAAATTGACATTGTATTTTGATTTAAGCACTTTGGTCAGTTCAATACAAAACTTATGTATATCCCCTGTCCAATCTCCAGCAGTCCAAGCGCCGCCTATAATGCCTTCACTATTGCTTAGTGTAGGTTCCAATTTTAATAGTTCTTTGTGAGATAGGATTGACCATTCGCAGCCAGCATCTTCATAAAGTCGTTGCACATTTATAGCATGGTCGAAATATTTTTGATCTTTATAAAAGTGTAGTATTCCGCAATCACTTTGATCAAACTCAATACCTTCTTTGCTGATAATTTCTTTGTACAGTGACCTGCTTTCAAGTCCTAATGTAATAGTTTCAATAGTACGTTGCTCAGCAGTGTTAGTAGCAGTGTGATACAAAAACTGAAATAGCCATTTGGCCTTGGCCCAATCTAAACTGGGATTAATTAGTAAAGGCGCATCCTTCTTGGTTAACCATTTTGCGCCTTTAATAATATTACCCCATGTAGTCCATACTTCGCTATTACTCACGCTAAGTTGTCCGCCATTGGCATAACTGCATTGCATGGCTGAATAACTCTCACGTTCGTAGACAACTACACTATGTCCCTGCTGACTCAAATAATAGGCTGGAAGTAACCCGGTAATGCCGGCACCAATGATTGCAATTTTCATTGTTCACTCTTTAATATTTTAATCATTTTGTTGGCCAGTTCACGAAACCAAGTCTCGTCATGTCCACGAGTTGTTTCGGCTGCTACACCAATACGCACACCCGATGTCTCTGCAAATGATCGTTGCTCACCTGGTACACCATTTTTATTTACCGTAATACCGTGTGTTTCAAGTAGGTCAGCATATTGTCTGCCACTCATCGATTCATTACGTAGATCAACGGTGAACATATGACATTTGGTACTACCACTAACAATGTTAACACCTGCGGCTACAAAAGTCTCAGCCATTGCATTAGCATTGACTCTGACTTGACGAGCATAGTCCTTGAACTCTGGTTGCAGTGCTTCGTAGAAACACTGTGCCTTACCTGCGATGATGTGCATTAACGGACCACCTTGTGTTCCTGGAAACACTGCACTATTGATCCTCTTGCTATAGTCTG